ATTCGTCCCATCAATGCAATTGTTACCGTTTGCATTACGCAAATGAAACAGGATGCTACGAAAAATAGTTGATTAACCCTATGATAGGGCTTATTGTGACGGTATCGCTTCAGAGGAAGCGAACCCCCTATACACAGAAAGGCAGGGCAAAAATGACCGGTGTCCAAGAATCGTCGACTGCATCCAACAACGACAACGCCATGATGGCAGCGCAGGCGGACGACTTATCGCCGCAATGGACGAACATGGAAGTTATGCGAGCTGGAATCAGCGCGATACCGGCAGGCCAACGCCAGGCAGCGCTCGCCGTGCTTATGTCGCTGATCGGCGTCGATAAATCGGATACGGTCACGGAATCATTTAACGCTTGACGATACTGCATAGGTATTGGTATCATTTGTCTACCGTGACACAAGTGCGTGAAGCGGTTCCTCCTCTGCTGATCTCCCCCGGTCAGTTTCGGCTCGCCCAACAGGCTTGAGCCGTCTTTTATTCGCAAAGCCTCGCCCACCCGGCGGGGCTTTTTTGCTTCATGTGTCCACCTGCGGCGCCCCACCGCTGACGGATCGGAAAGACGATCGACTCTTGACCGTAACGCACAACGGTGTGCGGCCGGACTGTTAATCCGTGTGAGGCAGGTTCGATCCCTGCATGGTCAGCCAAACAAAAATGCCCGCGCATAGGCGGGCTTCTCGTCTCGTCAGATCGGGCTATAACCGCAGCACCGGATTGCGATCGAGTGGCATGGTCAGTGCCGCGCAGGGTGATCGTCACTCTCTAGGCGCTCCATCCACTGGATGGCTTCGATCTCGCTGTCGCTGCGAATCCAGTGATCGACAAGGTTCGACAGGATCGCATGCGAACGCAGCGTGTCGTGCTCTTTCAGGGCCGCGCGAATCTGCGGCAGGTAAAGCTGCGCGAACCCGCTTTGCAGCGCACAGATGATGTCGTCGTTCGACAGATCAGCCAGGCGCTGCTCGATCAACTCCTCTTTCTTTTCGGCGATTAGCTCGTCGCGATGCTCGTCAGCATCGATCAAAGCCTCTCGCTTCGATAATAAGCGGTCAAAGTGCGCTTCCGGCGACTGGTTCAGCCAGTAGTTGATGTCGTCTCGTTTCATGGTGCGTCCTGTGAAATTAAATCGTGTGGAATCTGGGCCGCGCTGCTGGTGGTGTGCAAGGCCGCTGAATGGGCGCCCCTGCTGTGATCCGCGCGACAAGGTATTTGCTGCATGTGCGTAAGATACCGTGACAGTATCGGCCACGCAAGTGTTTTCTTTGAACTTCATGTAACGCGGATGCTTTGCGCGTTCGCTCGTCCACATACGATCCCGTCATAGCATCGGAGAGAGTCATGAGCACATACGTTTTGCTGGTCGCTTTGTGGTTTGGCGTCGCTTGCGTGGCAGCCCTGCTCGTGATGGCGGCCGGCGTCATGTTCGACGGCTGGCAGGACTTGGATTTCGACGAGCCCGACGCGCACGCACAGATCGCGGATGACGTTCACCTGGCGAAAGTCGCGCTGATCGCTGACGCAATGAAGGCTGATCGCGAGAAGGCGCTTGACCGCATGGCAGAGAGCGCCCGCGAACTTGGGCTCGACTACTCCAAAGACGGCGCGTGAAGCGTTCGCCCTGCGGCGGCCATCCTGACCGCGACTGGTCGGACGGCTGCTACCGGAATCGCTGCATGGACTGCTTCTTGACGTTCATCGGCAGCAAGTACCAATCACTCTGTCGCGCATGCGCAAGGGGCAACACATGGGCCCGCACGTCGACATAGACACGCTCTCCGACGCGCTGGCGGTCGCCATGCATCACATGTATGTGACAGGCGCACTAGGGATGAACGAGGACGCTGTGGAGCTTCTCGTGCAGCGCGCGGCCTGTTACGAGGCTGACGACCTGATGGACCTATTCGAAGCTGCCGCAAAGATCATGGCGCGCAGTAGGGCAGTGCACTGATTCATCCGCAAGGCACGAGTGCGACAACCGTGTCAGCTACGCACGTTCTGGAAGATGCCTCTCCGCTCGGTTCGCCGAGAACTCAGGCATCGCGGGGCGTAGCAATCCCTCTTTCGCGCGCATTCGGTCAGGGCAGGAACCCGGCAACACATACGGGCCGGAAGCGCGCACCCATCAAAAGTAGACGGATTTAGACGGAAATAGACCCAATGGCTAAAGGTGCCAAGACTGGCGGCCGAGTCAAGGGCACGCCGAACAAGAACACGGCTGACATTCGCGCGCTCGCACAGAACTACGCGCCCGAGGCGATCGCCATGCTGGCCACGATCCTGACGACGAGCGAGAACGATTCGGCTCGCATCTCCGCGGCGAAGGAATTGCTTGATCGCGGATACGGCAAGTCGACGCAGGCTGTCGAGATGACGGGCAAGGACGGCAACCCGCTCGAAGTGACGCAGATTGTGCGCCGGATTGTGGACCCTGCTGGGGGCGCTTAATGTCCGATCTCGTCATTGATACGCCGCGGGTGTACGTGCCGCTGCTCGGGCCGGCTCGCTACAAGGGCGCACACGGCGGGCGAGGCTCAGGCAAGTCTCACTTCTTTGGCGAAATGCTGATCGAGCGGTCGATCATGGAAAAGACGGACGCCGTTTGCGTTCGTGAAGTGCAGAAGTCGCTGAAGCAATCGGTCAAGAAGCTGCTTGAGGGAAAGATCGAGGCTCTGAACGCCGGTGCCTACTTCGACGTGCAGGACGCGCAGATCAAGTCGACGCATGGCGGCCTGATTATCTTTCAAGGTCTGCAGAACCATACGGCCGACTCCATCAAGTCGCTGGAAGGCTTTGATATCGCATGGGTAGAGGAAGCGCAGAGCGTCAGTCAGCGCTCGCTCGACATGCTGCGGCCGACGCTGCGCAAGCCCGGCTCCGAACTGTGGTTCTCGTGGAATCCGAACGCGGCAACCGACCCAGTCGACGCGCTGCTGCGATGCAGTGAACCGCCGCCTGGCTCGGTCGTCGTCGAAGCGAACTACATGGACAACCCCTGGCTCCCTGAAGAGCTGCGGGTCGAAATGGAGTACGACAAGAAGCGCGATCCGGACAAGTACGCGCATATCTGGCTCGGCGCCTATCAGCAGAACAGCGAGGCGCGCGTGTTCCGCAACTGGCGCATCGAGGAATTCGAACGGCCGGAAGGAACGATTCACCGTCTAGGCGCTGACTGGGGCTTCTCTGTCGACCCAAGCGTGCTGATCCGCTGCGACATTCAAGGCAACAACCTCTACGTCGACTACGAGGCGTATCAGGTCGGCTGCGAGATCGTGAACCTGCCGGAACTGTTCATGAGCGTTCCCGATGCCGAGAAGTGGCCGATTACGGCTGACTCCGCGCGCCCCGAAACGATCAGTCACATGCAGAAGAACGGCTTCCCGAAGATTCGCCCGGCTATCAAGGGTGCGAAATCGCTTGAGGAAGGCGTCGAATTCCTGAAGTCGTTCGACATCATCGTGCATCCGCGCTGCAAGCACCTGATCGACGAACTCACGCTCTACAAATACAAGGAAGACTCGCTGACGGGCGCCATCCTGCCGATTTTGGAAGACAAGGACAACCACGTCATAGACGCGCTGCGGTACGCCTGTGAGGGCGCACGACGCGCCGGCAAGGCTCCCAAACCGCAACCGAAACCGACAGTCCGCCGCACCGTGATAGGTGGAGGCGCATGGATGGGGTGATATGGCATACGTCAGCAGGCAAGCGTTCGATTCCACCGGTCAGCATTCGCTCGATCTCGATTCACTCCCGCACGCGTACACATACGACGGCAGCGGAAACCTCACGAGTGAAACCGTGGTGAAGGGCAATGCGGCGTTCGTCAAGACCTACACATGGTCGGGCACGAACCTCATGAGCGAAAGCGCATGGGTGAAGCAATGAACGTCGCCGAACTCATGAAGTTTAAGCGGCTCGTCGGCGGCAGTGCTGGCACGCAGACGCGGAAAGGCTCGGGCGTTCCCTCTGACTCGCTCGGCGCAGATGGCGACTATTACGTCGACCAGGACACCGGCTTTTGGTATCAGAAGGCGGCCGGCACATACGGCGCACCGTTCCTGAATTCGAAGGGTGCGAGCGGATCGACCGTCGTTTCGTCTGACGTCATCATTGGCAGCGGCGTTCCTGACAGCTCCGTGGGAACGGCCGGCCAAGCGTTCATCGACGCGCCGAACAAGCTGGTCTATCTGCCGAAGGGCGTAGCCAGCATCACGCCGCAAGGCTTCTTTGGCGTGAATATCCACATCGGATACACGTCGAGCTATTGGCCGAACATGACTGTCGCATCCTACCTCGCGTTGTTCGCGAAGATGGGGATTCAGACGGTGCGGACCAACATCGCATCGGTTGCGAAGGCGAATAACGTTCTGGCAACGGTCAAGGGGCTCATTGCTGGCGGGATCGACGTGCTGGTCGTCATCGACGCATCGCCGAACCTCGGCAGTACGTTCGCCGCGCAGCAGAGCGCAGCCAGCACGCTCGGCGCATCGCTTGCAACCGCGCTGATGGGCTCGGGCGTCAAGTACATCGAGACGAGCAACGAGTTCGATTACAACTGCAAGATCAACGGCTCGAACCCGCGCGGCTATGTCGCTGATGGTGGCTCGTATGACGACTTCACGAGCAGCAAGTTCGAATGCTGGCGCGGTTGGACGTCGGGCATGCTCTCGGGCATTCGCGGTGTGACGAACGAATTCAAGCTTGGCTACGCGTCTGGTGTGGCGTTCCCCCAGACCGCATTCCGCATGCTCCGCGAAGGTCGCGACACGACGGGCGCGGTCACGCAGACGCCGCTGCAGATCGATTTCATGGGCGCGCACTTCTACGACACGCAGGGCAACCCGACGTCGTTCACCTGCAAGTCGCGCACTGGCGCATCTGTGTCGACGAATAGCCTGGCCGAACTGCGCGGAATGACCGGTAACGCCACGTATGACGTGCCGCAGACGCCTGCGTTCGAACTGATGGTGACGGAATGGGGCTCGCGCGCGGCTGACGCGAACCAGGGCTCGTTCTATAGCACGTTCACGCAGAACTATTTCAATTGGAAGTCGACCTACAACATCAAGGCGATCTACGCCTACACGTTGTTTGCCGACGTCACTGACTCGGGCACTGGCCCTGTGTTCGGCGTCAATGCGCTTAACTTCGGCCTGATTCAGGCTGACGGCTCGACGCCTAAGCCGGCCTATAACAGCTTCTGCAACGTCATCGCGTCCAACACGGTCACGACGCCGGGCGGCTGGCCTGCGATCGCGCGAGCGCTTCCGCTGCCGGTCTATGGATCTGGTGCGCAGGTGTTGAGCCCGCTTACCACGGCGGATAACACGCTGCGGTCGTTCACGATCCCAGGCGGAAGCATGGGGCCGAATACGTCGCTGCGCATTACCGCGCTGTTCACCTGTCCGACGAACGCCAACACCAAGACGTTCCGCGTCAGATGGGGCGGCAACGTCATCTATCAGGCTGCGTTCACGACGACGACGATCACGGTGAACATTGAAACCATCCTTCAAAACCGTGGCGTGCTGAACGCGCAGGTAGGGCAGCCGGTCGCGCTTCTCGGGCCGACGTTCACTGCGGGCCCGATTCAAACGTGGGCGATTGACACGACGGTCGATCAGGTTATCGCGTTCTCGGCTCAGGCCGGCGTCGCAACCGATCAGCTCGCGCTGGAACGCTGCTCAATCGAGCTAATTGGATGAAAACTGGATAAGTGACTATGGCGCGAAAGCCAAAAGACGACCCGAAGGCAAAGATTGTCGCCGAAGCCAAAGAGCGGTTCGCCCGCTGCGAGGAAGCCGAAAGCGACTTTCGCAAGCGCTTCGTTGAGGATTTGAAGTTCGCCAACGGCGACGCCGACAACGGCTGGCAATGGCCTGATGCGATCCGCAACACGCGCGAAGGCGATCAGCGGCCGTGCCTGACGATCAACAAGACGCGTCAGCACAACCTGCAGATCATCAATGACGCGAAGCAGAACAAGCCGAGCGTAAAGACGCTGCCCGTCGACGGTGACGCTGACATTGAGATCGCCAAGATTCTCGACGGCATCGTGCGCCACATCGAATACAACTCGCACGCCGAGATTGTCTACGACACGGCAACGGAATTCGCTGTGCAGGCTGGTCTGGGCTATTGGCGTGTCGTGTGCGAATACGCGCATGACGGCTCGTTCGATCAGGAAATCTTCCTGCGTCGCGTCAAGAACCCGCTGACGGTCTACACCGACCCGGATATTGAGTCGGCCGACGGCTCGGATATGAAGTTCGCCTTCGTGTTCGAGCAGATGAGCAAGACCGAATTCGAGGCGACCTATCCGGGCGAGGAAGCGCAAAGCGTCGTGTTTGGCGACGATTCGACGGGTAACGACTGGATCAGCAAGGACAAGATCCGCGTGTGCGAGTATTTCCGCAAGACGCACAAGACCGACACGCTGATCAATCACCCGATCAACGGCCCGATGATGCTGTCGGAAGTCGAGGATCCGGAAGAACGCAAGGTCATCGAGAACGATCCGAGCGTGCAGAAGCGCCCGGTGAGCCAGCCGCAAATCACTTGGTATCTGATTGCCGGCGACAAGATCATCGACGAAAAGCCGTGGGCGGGGCGCTATATCCCGATCGTGCGCGTCATCGGCGAAGAGATTGTGATCGACGGCAAGGTGGAGCGCAAAGGCCACACGCGCAACCAGAAAGACGCGCAGCGCATGTACAACTACATGTCAAGCGCCAACGTCGAATACATCGCGCTTCAGACGAAAACGCCATTCGTCGGCCCGGCCGCAGCGTTCGAGGGATACGAGAGCCAGTGGGCGAACGCGAACAAGGACAACCTGCCATATCTGCCCTACAACGCGTGGGACGAGTCGGGGCAGCCTATCGAGCGTCCGCAGCGCGAGCAGCCGCCTGTAGGCGCTTCTGCGTACCTGCAAGGCATGCAGACGGCGCAGCAAGAACTGATGATGACGACCGGCCAATATCAGGAGCAGTTCGGCCAGCAGTCGAACGCTCAGGCAGGCGTCGCCATTCAGGCGCGGCAACGGCAGGGTGACCGTGCAACGTATCACTTCATCGACAACGTTGCGCGCGCCATCCGCTACACCGGGCGCATCCTGATCGACCTTATCCCGAAGATTTACGACACGCAGCGCGTGATCCGAATCATCGGCGAGGACGGAACGGAGACGTTCGCGCAGTTCAACCCGGATCAGCAACACCCGGTGGGATTGCCTGACGGCCAGCCGGCGCCGCCTGAGAGCGAGCGCGATCACCTGAAGGACGTCGCACTGATCTACAACCCTGGCATCGGGCGCTATGACGTGACGGTCGAAGTCGGCCCGAACTACGAAACGCGCCGTCAGGAAGCGTTCAACGCGCTCACGCAGATCATGAGCCAGGATCAAGAGCTCATGAAGGTTGCCGGCGACCTGCTGTTCAAGGCCGCTGACTTCCCGATGGCTGATGAAGTTGCGGAACGTCTGCATCGCACGATCTCGCCGGCGATCTTGGGCGAAGGTCCGAGCCCGCAAGAGCAAGACATGACGCAGAAGATGCAGCAAATGGGCCAGATGATCGAACACCTGACGCAGGAACTGCAGCAGGCGAAGCAGGGCAAGGAAGCTGACGAGACGAACATCAAAGCCTACGAGGCTGAGACGAAGCGTCTGCAAGCACTCGGCCAGCCGCTCGATCCGCAAGTCGTGGCGCACGTCGCAACGCAAGTCGTCATGCAGATGATGCAAACCGGCTCGCCAGAAGGTGCCCCGCAAGGCGAACCACCGCCTGACCCCATGCAGCAGCAACAACCCCCGAACCCGCCGAGTGCGGGTAATTTTTTGCCCGCTCAATAAGGAACAAGAATGCCCGGCTACATCGGAATTTTGCAGGACGGCTCGAACCTGAAGCCGGTCGACACGCTGTTCATCATCCGCCAAACCCTCACGCCCGCATCGGTCGGCGCCAACACGAGCGCTGAGCAGACGTTCGCCGTGCCCGGCTTGCAGCTTGGCGACTCGATCGACATCAATAAGGCGTCGCATCAGGTCGGCCTGTCGATCGGCAACGTGCGCGTGTCCGCGGCGAACACGCTGGCAATCCAGTTCGTGAACACGACCGGCAGCCCGATTGTTCCGACGGCAGAGCAATACATCATCGGCGGCCAGCGCTAAACCGAATTCGCATTAACCACCGTACCGGTGCGGCATCACCGGGCTAAATCCTTGGACTCGTCCATGCAAATCGAAGAAAACGCAGCACCGCTTGAAA